TTTAATCTACGTAATGGAGCTGCCACAAGACGAAATCAGATTAGCCTTAACTGGCGAAACCGGAGAAAATGTGTTTAGCTTAAGACAGGGAATTATTGAGAGTCAAACTTTTACCGCAAAGGGTCAAGCCTTCGATTCGTTTCAGTTAGGTTATCCCAACAACTTCTATATTGATAACTTTATGATTAATATTTATGTCAATGGAGAAAAGTGGACAAAATATGAATCGCTGCTAGATATTCCAAGAAATGGTAAAGGCTTCCTGTGCAGAACTGGTATTACAAACGGAGTTGATCTCTATTTCGGCAATGGCAATTTTGGACTAATTCCAGATGCTGGTTCCGAAATTATCGTTGAGTACTTAACAACTGATGGCAGTTCAGGCAACATTAAAGTTGACGATCCTAGTCAAATTCAGTTTACTTTCCAGGACACAGCATTTGCACCAACCGGCGAAGACATTAATATGAATGACTACTTTGATATTTTCACAGTTTCTCCTCCGAATTTTGGAGTTGATCCCGAAAATCTTGAGTTGACTAAATTGATTGCACCAAAAGCGAGCAAAAACTTTGCACTGGTTAACGTTGACAACTATGAAGTGCTGCTTAGAAAAATGCAGATGTTTTCAACGATTAAAGTTTATCTGCCGCAAGACGCAAACGGCACAATCCTGGACAGCCGTATGATCAATTTATTCTTGGTACCAAATGTTGCCAAACTATTCAAGAGCGGCGAAGACTACTTCAACCTACCGACTTCTAAATTTAAGTTAAGTCAATTCCAAAAGAACGAGCTCCTAAAATACATTGAGCGGTCAGGTACAAAGATGATTTCAACAGATATTCAAATCGTTGATCCAACCATTTCAAAATATGTGATATTTGTAAGTATCATTGCATTCGATGATATTGCACCAGAAATTGTTAAATCCGATATCGTCGACGTACTCGGTAAATACTTTATCGATCTTAAGCGTCAGGACCGTGTACCAAAGAGCGATCTAATTAAGGTAATCGAAGGAGTTAACGGAGTTGATTCAGTTAATATCAGTATCCTTAGCGAAAAGAATGAAATTTCACTCAAAGCGGATCCGACTGCCTCGCCGATCGGATTAGATGAATTTAACGATATTATTATTGGACTGGATGAATTTCCAGTTATTCGTGGCGGTTGGTCTGACAGCAAAGGTAATACTTATGCAGAAGGCCTATCTGACACCAAGCTTGGAGCTCTCAATATTCAAATCAAAAAGAGAGTACCTAGAAAAAGCATCACTTCATATAACTTAAATTAATTACTATGATAAGAAACTCAATATATTGGACGGCGTATAATAGAAAGGATAAAAGATTACATCTAGGCTATTACTATAAAGGTAATATCTTAAAAAAGACCCTTTCTAACCAGATGTTTGGCGCAACGCCGGTACTTGACGGAGTTCTAAGTCGACTTGAACGTTTCATTTATGAACACATAGAAGCAGTTAAGCAGATTAAGATTTTCGCAAATCCGGCTCTGGATAAGAACGAAAATCGCTTAAACTAATTTTATGGCAGGACAAGTTTTTTCTAAAGAAAAGAAGGCTCAAATCAAGAGTGAATTAGAAGATTTACTCAGCTCATATTCAGGCAATCCAAACGCCGCTCACGAAGACATTGTTGATGATCAGCTACATGAAATTCAACAGGCACCGCCGATTGATTTTGCTGAGATGAATGCAAAGTTTGAATCTCAAGCTAAGTCAATAACCGACTCATTATTTAAATTCTATGTTGATCTTGGTGTAATTGATCGCCACGAGTATTTCAAACATAAGCAGGCACTCGATAATGCCAATATCTCAAATATCTTTTTTCAACTCAATACGATTAAGATGGCAATTGAAAAGATTGCCGAAGAGATCAATCAGGGTAACACTCACCCAAGACTATTTGAGGTCTTTGGGCAATTACAGGATAAGTTATCAGCTGTTGTTAAAACTCAAGCCAATTATCTGCTCTTCTTAGAAGACACATATAAAAAGGCAAAACAGGAAGTTGAACTTAAAGAAGGCGGCACTCAAGGTAATGGTACTGCTCAACTTGGCAATGGCCGTGCCCAATCCGGTGAATACTTTGTTACAGCCGGCACAAAAAATTTAGTCAAAGCAATAGACGTCGAACCGCTCGAAATAGAAGAGCATGAAGTTCGACACCTAACTCACCCAGCTAAAAAGATACAGGTGATGCAGGAAAGAGGCCTCGACAATTTAATCTCTGCTGAAAGCGAAGAGGACGAGACCTTGTCTACTGATGACATCGACGATTTAATATGAGAGATTTCATAACTTCGTCTGGTGGTTCAACCAGAACCAAAGTCTCAAATTTGGACGATGGCGCTGGGTCAAATGCAATTTGGACCTCAGAGAAGGTTAATAAACTATTGGAAGATTTTGAGAATGGACTAATTGACATTAAAACTGTCAAAAACTCGCCATTTAAAGATAACGATCCAGCTTGGAAAAAGGCTAACCTCGTTTTTGAGTACACGCCTGAAGAGATGGACGAAATTGCAAAGTGTAAGGCTGATCCAGTCTACTTTGCAAACAAATACTGTCAAGTCATGACCGAAAATGGCATTGACATTATTGAACTAAGAGACTATCAGGAAGAAATTATCGGTTCTTTCAAGGCCAATCGATTCAATATCCTAATGGCATCTCGTCAGATTGGTAAAACTGTAATGTCCGGAGTATTCATTGCCTGGTTCCTAACTTTCCATGCAGATAAAAACGTGTTGGCAGTTGCTAACGTTGCATCAACAACAAAAGAGGTTGTCGATAAGATCAAATCAATTTTTGAAAACTTGCCGTTCTTCCTCAAGCCAGGCTGTGTATCAAATAACGTCTTGTCAATGAAGTTCGATAATGGCTGTCGTTTGATTGGTAGAACTACCACCAAAAATACAGGTATTGGTTTTACAATTCACCTGCTCTATATTGACGAGTTTGCTCACATCAATCCAGCATATTTAGATTTCTTTTATCGAGCGATCTATCCGACTATTTCATCGATGTCAAATTCAAAAGTCATCATAACCTCGACACCAAACGGAATGAACCGTTTCTATGAAATTTACATGGATGCAGTTGAGGGCAAAAATGCTTATGTGCCATTGCGTGTGGACTGGTGGCAAGTACCAGGTAGAGATGATGAATGGAAGAAGATGACAATTGCAAACTTGGGTTCAGAGGAAGACTTTAACCAGGAATATGGTCTACAATTCTTCTCTTCTGATAAGTTATTGCTATCATCAAAGGATCTTAAAAAGATATTCAATCTAAGGACCCAATACGTTCAACCTGAATGGTGCCAGGATCCCTCAGTTAATGAGTTGTTTGATGAGTTTATGGCACATCCTAACTTTGCAAAGCTCACACCAGATGATATTAGAAATGATGGTAATTATTATATCTTTTCAGTTGATACGGCAGACGGCGTGGGTAAAGACTATTCAGTAATAAATGTCTTTAAATTCACAACATTACCGATTAAAATGTTAATGGGCGTGAAGGACTTTGTGAAAGATGAAACAGACATATTTGGCCTCATTCAAGTAGCGGCTCTTCGAACCAATACTAAGGACATTAATGAGTTCTGTAATTCACTTGAAAAATTAACGTATTCGGTGTTTAATCCAGATAAAGTTAGACTCTTGATTGAGTTAAACCACAAAGGCGAATATGTATTAGATCGAATCACAAATACCGAGCAATATTGGCCTGGTCAGTTAATTCATTCTAAGCATACTGAAGCAATGAAAGGTTTTAAACCTGGACTAAAGCTAACTATAACTAACAAATCAAAGTATTGTGAGCGCTACAAATACATTTCTGGCACAAACCGAATTCTACCGAACGAATTCCGAACAGTCCATGAACTGGGCTCATTCGGTAAATCGACTAACGGTACTTATCGCAGCCAGAGCGGTAATGACGACTTGGCAATAACTTGCGTAAACACCTCAGCCTTCTTTGAATCACCTAACTTTTGGGAAATTGCAAACGAAGAATTGGAGAGAGTAGATCCGGCTTTTTTGAAAGAAGTTCACGAAAAAATACTAGATCAAGCATATTTGACGTTGGATACAGGCTTTGATTTTGGCGAGCTGCGAGCACTAAACTCCACACCATCGGTTGGGCAGCCTAAAGTTAAAACTGCATTAGATCCAGATTCAGTTTCTGAGTATAAGAGAATGTTGGGATATTTTTACGGAAATTCATAAACCGCGAATGAAGTTTGATTTAGTTGACGATAAAATCAGAATTTTTAATACTCTAATACTTGGTATTGAAACTGCTATTGAGCAAAAATCCGCTAGACTTTTTATAAAAGACATAGTCGTTCTTGGCGATAAATTAGATGTCGTCGTAGAACGGGCCGATTGGCCATTCACCTTGAAAAAGGCTCAGGACTTTTTTGAGAGCCTTGAAAATTATGAGAAGTGCGCAAAGTGCAAAACTCTCTCAGATTACCTAAAAAATAACGACTTAAATATCGATGCCGACTAGACCAAAGAAACAACCGCCAAGACGTAATTCAAAAACGCTCGAACTATCACAATCTGACCTGAGACAGGTCGTTCTAAATGAAAGCCAAAAGCAATATTTTGATACAATTCTAAATAGTGAAATTGCCTTTTGTTTTGGCCCAGCTGGCACCAGTAAAACATTCACCGCGTGTTATGCGGCTCTACGACTGTATTTGAGCGGATCAATCTCAAAAATTATCCTGTCCAAGCCTATCCAAGAATCTGGCGAAAAGCTCGGTTTTTTACCTGGAGAAATTAAGGATAAAATTGATCCATTTATGGAAAGTTATCGCTCGAATATGGTAAAATTATTACATGACGAAAACGTCGTTGACTGGTTAGAAGGAACCGGTATCATAGAATTTAGACCATTAGCGTACATGAGAGGTGCAACTTTTGATAATGCCTTTATGATTTTAGACGAGGCTCAGAATGCTGATTTTAAGCAACTGATGCTCTTTTTGACTAGACTGGGTAAGGACTCTAAAGTTCTCATTTGTGGCGATGTCAGCCAATATGATATTTCAAAAAATAAGGTAGCTTTACCTGATTTTATCAAACTTGTTTCCGGAGTAAAAGGCGTTGGAGTTCACCAATTTAAGGATTCCGATATTGTTCGAAATAAAATTTTAGTTGAAATCACCGAAAGATATGAACAATGGAAAAATGAGAATCCAAATCATACATTTCTTAGGTAAATTAACTAAATGAGCACTTACGACCAATTAAACCGCCAATTAAATGATGAGATGCAGTCGCTTGCTGAGAAAATCAAAAGCGGCGATTACTCCGAGAGAGATAGAAATAGACTAGCGTCAATCATGTACCCGAAGTTAAAGTACTTTATTTGGAAGTTCTTTAACGATACTGAACCTACTGAAGAGGTTCTGCACAACACACTGTACAAAATATTCAAGAGCATTGAATCATACAGTGATAAATTTAGATTTACTACGTGGATCTATACGATTGCCAAGAACGAGTCCCTGTTGCATCAGCACAAAATGAGAACTCAATTTGCAGTCAGATTGGATGACGTTGAAAATAAAGTAGATCGACCTGACGACTCAGGCTTTGTCCTAGAAAAGGAAACTTACATTGAATCTCTCTATGTTGAGACTCTACGTATGATGACCACTCTACCTGACTGTATTGAAAAGTCAATCCTAATTGACAAAGAACTCAATCACATGAAAGGTAATGATCTGGCTGAAAAATACGATATGAATCTGAACACTGTCAAGACTAAAATTCGTAAGGCCAGAAAAATGCTTAGAGATCAAGTCCTAGAAAAGAATCCAGAATTCAAGGACAGACTAAAAGAATTTCTATAATAATGCTAAATTCGATATTAGATTTCTTAAATCCAGTTTCATTTTGGAAAAATGTAAGTCAATGCTATAAAGACGTAATAAACTATCGTTTCTATCGCAAGACTATTACTAAATTAACAGCAGATGGCTCCCTTAAAGAAAAGGGCATGCGAGCCGATACTCTCAAACGAGTATATTTTGTCATAAATCTATTGCCAGAAACTCTACTCGCAGGGTCAGACGTTGAGCTGTTAGAACGAAGCCGAGTTACTGAAGCGATTGCTGAACGAAATCAAGTCTTTATGAAAGACGGCCTTCTTGAGATAATTGAAGCTGATTATCGTCGAATCAAAACTGCTGAATATTATGCGTATTTAGTGTGGATCAAGTACCGCTGGGAGTCAAAAATTTCAACCTGGCTCAAGACCATTTTGCGGATTTCATTGCTGGTAACAATCGCGGTGAACTATCAAATTGGAGTAACTGCTGCCAAGTCTATCTGGATGTGGTACCAGCAGATAAATAACTAAAAATTTTTAAGTGATGCAATTCATTGAAAAATATTTTAAGCAGATTGTACTAGGTTTTCTTTTTATCCTGTTTGTTCAACAGTGCAGTGTATCTAGAAAAGCGGACAATGCTTATAAGCAAGCCAAATTATCAACTGCAACAGTTGATTCGTTAGTTAAAGCTGGCCCAGTAACTGCTGAGCAAGTTAAACACATCAGTCAGCAGACAATGTTTGAGTTTTTGATTTACGAAGAGGACGTCGATAAGGGTAAAACAAGTCTATCTGATATCAAAAATAAGATAGAGACTAAATGACCCTTGACCGCAACAAAGCGGTGAACGTCTTTATTATCGGAACCTTTGTTACTCTCTATTTTCTAGTTTCGATTATCTCGACGATTCACGTAATAGATTTCTTTAAGATGTCCAACCCGACCTGGTTGGCCGTTAGCTTGGCAATTGCCTTTGAAATAGGAGCAGCAGCCTCTTTAGCATCAATCATTGCGCTAGAGAAAATGAATAAGACTATTGTTTGGTTGCTATTCATTATCTTAACAGCAATGCAGGCAATGGGTAATACCTATTATGCTTATACTCACCTTGAAAATTTCCAAGGTTGGATTGAGCTGTTTGGCCTAAACGAAGAGGAGCTAATCTATCAAAAACGAATGTTGTCGATCGTGTCTGGTGCAATCCTACCAATCGTAGCGCTAGGCTTCATCAAATCGTTAGTTGATTACATAAAGCCTGAACCAAAAGTTTTGGAAGAGCCCATTATAGATAATAAAAAGGAGCCTGTCCAAACCACAAAGAAGGTAAATCCGGATGAGATTTTATCTAGGGGCGGCCGGGTTTAAAAAAGTAGCCGGCAAGAATGTACATTAAATACGTAGATGATCCAGTTAAAAGACGCGTAAACTCCGCATTTGGCAGTTTGTGTGACGGAGACCCTATTAAGAATACTCTAAAATTGGTTGATGGCTGTTTCTCGATATTCGAAAGAGAAAAATTGCTTGCCTCCTTTTGCGAATTCAAACACCTAAGTTTTCCAGTTGATGGCTTTTCGCTAATTGATCTATCAGTTTGTGCAAATTCAACTGAAACTCTGTTTGATAATAATCTACAATCAATTGCGGCAGTTAATGGA